CAAGAGTGAAGTTCGTGCGAATGTAAAAGGTTCGATAGCAAAAGTTGCATCAACCGAAGGGTACATTCGATACTGTGAATCCTATCTTGGTAGTGGTTGTTGGGTTGATGACTTTTGCGGTGAGTATCAAGAAAAGAAAGTGACAAGAGTTGTTGTAGCAGGGCCGCAAGATGGCAGATTTTAATAAGGACTTTTGGGATAAGACAATGACTGATGATACAAATGTAATCAAAGGGCCTTGGAAAGATCAGGGTCAACATAAAGAAGAACAAAAAAAAATAGCAGAAGATATGTCGTTCATAGAAAATATGACCGAAACAGTCATGGTTCAATTCATTCATACCATGAATGAAAATGACATTGATATCAAAGACGAGAATTTTAGTCTGGAGATTGGTTTTATAAACGAGTCCATTAAGTCAATGCTTCATCGAGAGTTAGGATATCCTCATCCAATGACACGATTTATACAAAGTATAGTGGTTATTGGTGAGGATGAAGAAAAAACTAGATATTCTCATTTTAATACTCAAAGACTACTTGAGATATTAGATAATATTATAGAAGATTTAGATGAATGATGAAGTAAAGTTTCTAGAGCCATTCAGTGCAAGCATCATGGAATGTGAAGTACCAGATCGGTTTATCGAAATCGTTAATAGGGTTGGTGATGAAGTTCTGAGTGATGATACAACGTCAGCAGAATGGGATTTTTCAGAAAACCTTGTTGGTAAGGTCAGTAAAGAAGTACAGATTCCTTTGACCGATAAAGAAGAAAGGAAGTATACTCTGGACTTTATGAAAGAGTCCTGTCTTTTGTATCTACAACGAATGATAGAAAAAAATCGTGCATATGAATGGAATAAAATGACAGGCCCAGGCACCCCTATAAACCTGTATCCATCTATAGACAACATTCATCTTGCACAATGTTGGTTAGTCAGCCAGTACAAAAATGAATACAATCCATGGCATAAACACAGTGGAAACTTTTCTGCGGCTATGTATCTCAAGATACCCGAAGGTATGAATGACTTTATGGATAAAGAATATAATGACCATTATCCAGCGAGTGGACTAATACAGTTTATGTACGGTGAAGCTCAAGATTTTAGAAGTGATACCCTGATGTGTAAACCAGAAGTCGGAAAAATGTTTTTGTTTCCGTCTTGGTTAAGACACTCGGTTTATCCATTTTACTGCGAGGGAGAAAGACGTTCTCTTTCATTTAACGCATATTATAAGGTAGGGAAATAATAATGATATTACTTGACATGAATCAGATATCGGTTGCGAGTCTGATGATGAATATACATATGACAAAGGCTGATACTGTCGATGAAAATATGGTTCGACATATGATACTCAATTCAGTCCGTATGTATCGCAATATGTTCAACCAAGAATACGGTGAGGTAGTTTTAACATGGGATTCCAGACACTACTGGAGAAGAGATTACTTTCCAGAATATAAGCTCAATCGTAAGATGGGTCGAGAGAAAGATAGTAAGGATTGGGATCAAATCTACGGCGTTCTTAACAAGATTAAAGATGAAGTAAGAGAGAACCTACCCTACAAATATCTAGAGGTATATGGTACAGAGGCTGATGATATCATCGCAGTCCTATGTAAGAAGTATCAGAACGAAGATATAATGATTGTATCTGCTGATAAAGACTTCATACAGTTACACAAGTATCCAAAAGTTAAACAGCACAGTCCTAACACTAAGAAACTGGTGAATGGGATTGACCCAGATGTATATATAAAAGAACACATACTAAAAGGAGACTCTAGTGATGGAATACCAAATGTCCTATCACCAGACAATACTTTCGTAGATGGACTACGACAGAAGCCTTTAGGTAAGAAAAAGATTGGAGTAATACTACAGACAGATTTTGATGAACTACATGATGAAGTCAAGCGAAACTATCAAAGGAATGAAAAACTCATAAACCTAGATAATGTTCCAGAGGATCTAGAATCAAAAATTCTCAACGAGTTTGATTCAGCTCCATGTGGTGATCGAAGTAACCTGTTAAATTATTTTATATCTTCAAAGTTAAAAACTTTGACTGAATCGATTGGAGAATTTTGATGCCAGACAGTACACTATTATTTTCAGAAATACTTGACCTTGTTCATAAGGCCAAGACCAAAAACAAAAAAGTAGAAATACTTAGGAACTATAACAATGATGCATTTCGCATGATAATTAAAGCTTCCTTTGACCCTAACATTGTATGGGTTATGCCAGTGGGCGATGTTCCTTATACACCGAATGACGCACCAGCTGGAACCGAACATACTCGACTTGCAACTGAAGCGAAAAAACTTTACCGTTTCATTCGTGGGGGTGATAACGTAACACCGCAGTTCAAGAAAGAGCAGATGTTTATTCAGCTGTTAGAGGGACTGCATGTGAGTGAAGCTAAACTTATCTGCGATGTAAAAGATAAGAAACTTCATCAAACCTACAAAGGTCTATCTGCGAATGTGGTTCGAGAGGCCTTTGATTGGGATGAGAAATTCATGCAGATTGATTTGAACGCCTATCCACAGGGTTCTAGGTCTGCATCAGGAATGATAGACGATCCTATTTAACTACACAGGTAAATTCTTATAAATCAAGGACTTACTAGGGGGTTGACAATACCCCCTCAAATAGACGATAATATATGTATAGTTTGGAAATGATGAGGAAAAATTATGACGATATCGTGTAGAGAAAAAGGTGTTGACTTGAATGATGGCATCGAGAAGATGATTGGTGCCATGGTTGAAGATTATGTCAATTGGACAAGTAATACTGGTCTTACAGAAGAACACGCAGAAGAACGTGCCGCAAACTTTGCGAATAAGTTTGAGATTACCGAAGGTAGGAAATACATCAAGGTCATCAGTGACAGAAGCGTAACAGCCTTTGTTATGAAAGAAGATGATAAGAAATTTCGTAAAGGTGATATTCTAAAGCCTGCCGGTTGGAACGCTCCTGCAAGAAACGCAGCGAGGGGTAATGTCCTTGAGGGTAACTATCCGATAAACTGGACAGGCCCTCTATACTTATAAAACATCAAGGTCAAGTTTGGTTTGCGGTGCAACCTCTCTCAACCTCATCATCAATTGCACCGCAGACAAAACCCAATAAGACATAAATATACATGATGATACAAAGTGAATGTCTTACTTGGGAACCCTGTAGGGGGCTCATACGAGTCCCCTACATTCTTATATTTATTTAGATAAAGGAAGATTTTAGATGGACGTTCGAGTTACGGGCGGAACCAAATTTCAGAAAGAAGTTGCCCATAAACTTATCTATTGGACTGTCAAGCAATTAGGTCTTAGTCGGATGAGTAGTTTAGATGTCCATATAATTCTCAAAAAACTTCGGGGCGTAGATGGTGAGTGCTCAATGGAAGATGAAGAGAAAAGAACCTTCACCATTGAAGCTAATAAGACTCTGGGACTGCGACAACTCATCATGACATTGATTCATGAGATGGTTCATGTAAAACAATTCGCAAGAAATGAGATGGACGACTTCCCTATAAATGGTCGTCAGCGTTGGAAGTCTGGAACAGTTCCAGAAAGTATAAATTATGATGATATGCCATGGGAGAAAGAAGCCACAAGACTCCAAGAAAAATTAACCGATGAATTTTGGAGGGAAGATCAAATATGAAAAAAACTACAAAACCAATTTTGATTCTATTGTTTCTATTATCAGTTGCAACTGTCAGTGCAGTAACAATGGGGTTTTCCATCGGGCCAGGTTTCGGTCAACCACTCTTGACAGATACCAATGGTAATGTAAAATCACCAGAACCGTCTGAAGAAAAATTAGAAAGCAATATTGAACCAGATATAAATTTTGACGTAAAGGAAGCAAGGTGTCTTGCAGAAAACATTTATCATGAGGCAAGAAATCAAGGAACTGCTGGTTGGTTAGCAGTTTCAGCAGTCACTTTAAATCGGGTCACTGATAAGCGATTTCCAAATACAATTTGTGAAGTCGTTTTTCAAGCAGAGACAAAAGAAAGTTGGACAACGAAAAGTAAAAAGGATATACCAGATGCAGAGCGTGTATTTTATCCTGTACTTTATCGATGCCAGTTCAGTTGGTACTGTGACGGTATGTCTGATGACATAAATCAAATTGCCGTTTTCATGGAGATAATGTCGTTCAGTAAATTATTATTAACATCTCGAATAATGATGTTTGACATAACTGATGGTGCAACATTTTATCATGCAGACTATGTAACACCGTCTTGGGCTAGTTCAAAAACTAAGACAATAGAAATCGGGGATCATATTTTCTACAGATGGAAATAGAGTATAAATATAGATAAGGGAAAACAGGGGGAAATCATTATGGATTTAAAGTCTGAAATCGATATTCTAAAGGGAAACCTAAAAGAATTAAATAAACAATATCATGATGCACTTAAAAGAATTGGTGAATTGATAGAAGAAAATGAAAAGCTTAAATCTGCAGCCGTGCCACATTGGAGAAGAGGAAATCCCGTTCCCGATGACTTAGGACTCTACCCGCTCCCCGAATCTGAAAAATCTCCTTTGAGTACTCAAACCAAAGGATACCCAAGTGAAGAGTGGGTTAAAGCTCAAATGCGAGGACACTGATGCCAACTTATGATATTGTGAATGATGAAACAAACGAACACTATACAGTCTTTTGTAAATACTCCGAACTAGAACAATACTTGATCGACAATCCAACGTGCAGAAAACTAATCTCTGCACCAGCTATTGTCGGTGATCATATTGTGAAACGAATGGACGGTGGTATGAAAGAAGT